AACAGATTTCGCAGTACTTTGACGAGAATGGTGATATTCGGTCTGACGCACAGAAGTCACTGTCAGACCTGTAACGGAAAGGAAGGCAAGGATGGATATTAAAAGGGTCGATTTAATCCAGCAGCTTGTGGACAGGCATGGCTACACGAAGAAGGCCGCCACAAGCATTGTTGATGATTTTACCAATCTTATTTTGGAAAATCTCGAAGAGGGCAATACAATTTCAATTCACAACTTCGGTTGTTTCGATATTTTGGAACGCAAGGCGCGAAGCTGTCCGAACCCACAGACCGGGGAGAAGGTCGATGTCCCTGCGCACTGGATTCCCCGCTTTTACCCTGGCAACAAAATGCGTATGGCCGTTAAGCTGTGGGAGGGAAATCATAAAAGGGGGCTGATGTAAATGGCAGACGCCCCGAGACGCAGAAAGCTTGAAAAGACGACAGATGACTCAATGCTACTCCAAACTTCTCAGAAGTTTTACTGCTGCAGATGCGGCACATCGTATAGCCGCAAGAAAGGGTATTTCCCTGTTAGCCACAGCCTGATGTATCGTGGCTCCGGCTATCTGCCTGTCTGCAACGACTGTGTAGAGGATATGTACGAACAGTATAGAGATTCTCTTGGTGATGACAAAGAGGCTATGCGCCGGATGTGTATGAAGCTTGACCTATATTGGAATGAAGACATTTACAATATGGTGGAGCGCACCGTAGGCGTTAATTCTCGTATTCGTAATTATATTGGGAAGACCAATCTGATTCGATATATTGACAAGACTTTCGACGATACTATCGCCGAGGGCAATGCATTGGATTGTCAGCGCTCCGGCGCCATCTACCAAGAGCACCCCCAAGCATTGGATGAAATCGAAGAGACACCAGTTGACCAGAAGATTGTCGATTTCTGGGGTGCGGGATTTACATCTGATTTTTATGTAGAGCTTGAGCGGCGCTACCAGGACTGGACAAACGGCGTTCCTGTTGTGGAACCGAGCGAACGGTCTTTATATAAACAGATTTGCATTTTGGAAGCGACAATCAGTCGTGACAGTGCGCAGGGTAAAGCGATTGACAAGAATGTCAACGCACTCAATACGCTGCTTGGCAGTATGAACTTGAAGCCCGCGCAGAAAAAAGAAGGCGCAGATGCGGCGGTCGATGGGACGCCGTTCGGCGTGTGGATTCGGAAGTGGGAAAACACAAAGCCCATTCCAGAACCAGACCCGGAGCTGAAGGATGTGGACGGAATTGTCCGCTACATCACGGTTTGGTTCCTGGGTCACCTTTGCAAAATGCTTGGCATCAAGAATACATACTGCAAGCTGTATGAAGATGAAATTGCCAAGATGCGCATTGAACGACCTGAATATGAGGACGAAGATGACGAAACAATGTTTAACGACATTTTCAGTTCGGACAAGGCAGGCGTGACTGAGTGACGCGACAAGAGCGCATTATGAGTGGCGCCGCCGTATGGTGCGCCTACTACCGAGCGAACCCCCATCGGTTTGCAAAGGACTACCTGCACCTTGACTTACATCTTTTCCAAAAAATTCTGCTGGTAATGATGAATGTCTCTACGACATTTGTTTTTATTGCGAGTCGAGGTCTTGGCAAAACATTTTTGTCGGCAATCTTCTGCTGCATCCGCTGTATTTTATACCCAGGTACAAAGATATGTATCGCCTCCGGTACACGGGGTCAGAGTATCAATGTGCTTGAAAAGATACAAACAGAATTGCGGCCATGTTCACCGGAGCTGTGTAATGAGATTGACGATAAGCAGACCAAGATAAATGCGACCAATGCACAGATTGTTTTTAAGAACGGTTCATTTATTAAGGTCGTTACTGCCAGCGATAATGCACGAGGTAATCGTGCCAATATTCTGCTGATTGATGAGTATCGCATGGTCTCCAAGGATATTATTGATACGATTCTCCGAAAGTTCCTGACGAATCCGAGACTTCCCGGATACCTGAACAATCCCGCCTACAAGCATTTGGCAGAGCGCAATAAAACGCTGTATCTTTCTTCTGCTTACTTCAAAGACCATTGGTCTTATACCAAAGCTGAGGATAATTGCCGATTTATGCTGGACGATAAGCGAAAGGACTTTGTGTGTGGATTCCCGTATCAGCTGGCAATTCAAGAGGGGCTACTGTTCAAAGAGGATGTGGCAGACCAGATGGCAGAGTCTGACTTCAGTGAAGTGAAGTGGAGCATGGAGATGGACGCCCTTTGGTTTGGCGACACTGACGGTTCGTTCTTTGAGTTCAACTCTATCTCGAAGAACAGGCGTATTAAATATCCCATGCTACCCGAGAGGGTCTCAGTTCTTCTTGGCAACAACAAAATCAAAATTCAACCCAAGCAGCTTGGTGAAAAACGAATCTTATCTGCGGATATTGCGTTGATGTCCAGCAAAAAGCATAACAACGATGCGACGGCTGTGTTCATCAACCAGATGCTTCCAACCAAATCCGGAAGGTACACAAGCAATATCATTTATGGTGACTCCTCAGAGGGACTTCATACAGAAGACCAGGCTCTGGTTATCCGCAAGCTTTACGACGAGTTCGATTGCGACTATATTGTGCTGGACTGCACAGGACTTGGCCTGGGCGTGTATGATGCTTTGGTTCGTGATATGGTTGACCCGGAAAGCGGCGAAATTTATCCTGCGCTGTCCTGTTGTAATAATCAGGAGATGGCGGACAGATGCACGGTAAAGGGAGCAGATAAAGTAATTTGGGCAATCAAGGGTAATCCTGCGCTGAACTCCGAATGCGCTGTCCTGCTGCGTGAGGGCTTCCGAAGCGGTAAGATACGCCTTCTCGTTACAGAGTATGAGGCGGAAAATATCCTGTCTGAAATCAGGGGATATGCCAGCCTTTCACCGGCTGAGAAGGTCAGACTACAAATGCCGTACATCCACACGACCTTGTTGGTTGACGAGCTTGTCAAACTACAGCATGACGAGTCTGGTGGGCGGGTAAAGATTTTTGAACGGGCGGGTATGCGGAAAGACCGCTATTCCAGCCTTAGCTATAACTACTATGTGGCGGCGCAGCTTGAGAGTAAGCTTATCCGCACAAAGGCGGCAGAGTTTAACTCCAGCGATATCTTCATGTTTAAGCCGCCCAAAATAAAATAGAAAGGTGGTGATACCTGAGTGAGTAGTTCTGAAAACGGCAAGTCTACCAATATGGAGGGCATGATTGGTATCTCCAGAAAGTTCGCCCTACTCAATCACTTGATTACAAGGGATTTGAACAACAACACCAATGCGCCTACATTTTCTCTATATAAGAAAGACGACATTGCTACATATCTGACCGACCCGTACCGATATGAGAAGCAGCTGCGCAAGGCAGTTACTTATATCTACGGGGCAAGTTCTCATTTCCGCAGGCTCATCCAGTATTTCACTGGCCTTTCCGATTTTGCGTATGTCGTATCTCCATACCATATTGACCCGAAGGCCGTTAATATGAAATCGGTCAACCGCAATTACAGAAAGGTCTTGAATACCATGTCTGCAATGAATGTGCGGTCGCAGTTCCCTAAAATACTGACAGTGTGTTTGCGCGAGGACACTTTTTATGGGACGCTGTGGGTCACAAGCGACAGTATCACCATCCAGCAGCTTCCGGCTGATTACTGCGCTATCTCGACCATTGAGGGGAATGTGCTGAATGTGACATTCGATTTTTCTTATTTTGATGGTCACTCACAGTATCTGGAGTTCTATCCGACAGAGTTCCAGACAAAGTATAAGGTTTATCAGAAGAATAGGCAGAAAAAGTGGCAAGAGCTGGATTCCCCGACATCCTTCGCTATCAAGTGCAACAACGACATTCTGGATTATGCCATTCCTCCGTTCGCAGGTATTTTGCGGGAGGTGTATGACCTCGAAGATTATAAACAGCTAAAGCTCACTAAGACCACTCTTGAGAACTATGCCATGCTGGTTATGACGCTTGGTATCAATGATGACGGCGAATGGCAGATGGATTTGGACAAGGCCAAAGAGTTTTGGCGCAATCTGGATTCCGTACTGCCAGAGGAAATCGGCAGTGTCCTTTCCCCCATGCCTATCAACAAGATAAGCTTTGAGAAATCCAATACTGGTGATACGAATACCATCTCTGACGCAGAACAGAATCTCTTTACAGCGGCTGGTGTATCTTCACTCCTGTTCAACAATGATAAAGCATCCGCAAATGCGCTGCTGCTTTCTATTAAGGCAGACCAAGCGGTTACCTTTGGCATTGTAAAAAGCATTGAGGATGTGGTCAACCGCTTCATTCAGTATCAGGGGTACGGAAAGAATTTCAAAATCACATTCCTTGATTGCAGTCCTTTCAACAGAAAAGAGCTGGGAGATATGTATCTCAAAGCGTGTCAGTATGGTCTTCCTTTTATTTCCATGTATGCGGCATCGCAGGGGTTGTCTCAGAGCGAAGTTGATTGCATGAGCTTCCTTGAAAATGATGTGCTCGGTCTTGCTGAACGGTTTAAGCCGCTGCAGAGTTCTTCTACGCAGAGTTCTTCTGCAAGCACTGCAGCAACCGATGAGGGAGGCGCTCCGCAGAAGGATACGGGTGACCTGACCGACTCCGGCGAACAGTCCAGAGAAGACTCTGACGACTGGGGCTAATCGGAGGTATGTATATGGAGAATTTCATTTATGTGTTTGATGAGAATGCTCGTGACCAGTTGCTGTCCAAAGGGTGTGAAATGCTGGGGCAAAATAACGAGAAACATATCTTTGTGTTTTTGAATACAGGCAATCTGAATTTTGAAGACGAGGATATTCGATATGTACTGTCAGACACGCTGACATTCTGACCCACGCTTGCACAAAGCGTGGATTTATTTTAGCCAAAGGTGGTGAACTGTGATATGGGCGAGAGAAACATGAGCATTGTGTTCTCTTCCGGAATACGCAATCTTGTTGAACGCAATTCGTCTTTTGACAGTGGCGTTCTCCGTGTAGCGTACACCGGGAAAAACCGCAATAACAGCTTCATCAGCAAGGAAACCTTTGAACGATGTATGCCGAGTATCTATAACTGTCCTATTGTGTGCAACTACGACAGGGAATCAGATACCATCGGGTCACATGATATGGAGCTTGTCTCTGACGATAATGGAATGCGGATTGTGAATATCACGCAGCCGGTAGGTGTGATTCCTGAAAGCGCAAAGTATTGGTGGGAGGAAATTGAAGATGACTCCGGCCTGCATGAATACCTCTGCGTGGATGCGCTTATCTGGAAGCGGCAGGAAGCATACCGCAAAATCAAAGATGACGGCATCACGGATGAGTCTATGGAGATTACCGTGAAAGAGGGCGGAATGGTCGATGGCGTATATGTTATTGACCGATTTGAGTTTACCGCCTTTTGTCTCTTGGGTACGGCAAAGCCGTGCTATGAATTAGCATCGTTGGAGATGTTCTCATGTGATGATTTCAAACAGCAGCTTGCAATGATGATGCGAGAATTCAAGGATTCGTTTACTACAGCACAACCCTCGCAAGAGGTTGGCATACACCCACAAAATTATTCGGAAGGAGGAGAAGAGGTATTGGAACAGAAAGTTGCACTGATGGCAGAATTCGGCCTGACTGCCGATATGCTTGACTTCAACATTGAGGAGTTTTCCGTGGAAGAGCTTCGGGCTAAGTTTGAAGAGTTGAAACCCGCCACCGCTGCTCCCGCAGCAGAACCCGAGAAAGGTACTGAAAACTTTGCCCTGGAAAGCCAGTTCCGTCAGGAGCTGTTTGGCGCTCTGGAGGCAGAAAAGGTTGAGACCTGCTGGGGCATGGATTCTCACTATTGGTTCTGGGACTATGACCGGGATGCGTCCGAAGTGTACGCAACCGATGTCACGGACTGGAATCTTTACGGTTTCCCTTACTCAATGGATGGCGACCATGTGGTCATTGATTTTGCCGGTAAGAAACGCATGAAGCTTGCACTTGTCCCGTTTGACGAGGGCGGGCAGGCTGACCCCATCAGCGGTATGTTTGCAAAGGTTGCTGAGAAGTACACCGCAAACGATACCCAGTGGGCGGAGAAGTACCAGACCGCCTCCGACACGATTTCGTCTATGGAGAACGAGCTTGGCACTTTGCGCCAGTTTAAGACAGACACCGAGAACGCCATTGCCAAGGGCGAGCGGGATGAAGTCTTCGCTCAGTTTGAAGACTTGGTCGGCGTCGAGGCATTTGAAAATCTGCGTGAGCACTGCATGGACTACACGGCAGATGCTTTGGAGGAAAAATGCTACGCAATCCGTGGCAGAAGCGGCGTGACCGCAAAGTTCTCTTATGAACCCAAAGCCCCCAAACTGCCCATCCAGCGAGCAGAACCGACGCAGGAGCCTTATGGCGGTGCGTTTGCTGAGTATGGCTTTTCTAAGCCCAGTCAGCACAATTAAATAAACAACAAGGAGGAGTCGATTATGGCTTATACAGTTATCCGTACCGATTTGATGAGCGGTACCAAACAGCCTGCTGACCTCGTTTCTCTGCGCTTTTATGGTGCGGACGGTCAGCCTGCCGAGGTTGAAAACGGCGTTATCGTCAAGCTTCAGGGATATGAAGATGGTGAGCGCGAGGTGATGAAGGCTGTCGCCGCTACTGCGGACGATGACCTGAATGAGTGCGCTATCGTTGCTGGCGTTGAGGTTATGTACGATGAGCGCAAGAAGAATCTCGATGAGTATATCAACGAGGCCGGTAAAGCAGTGCGTGGTTATATCCCCCGCAGCCGCAACATTTTCTCCGTGACCAAAGAGGGTTTTGTGGGCGGTACTGCTCCCACCAAGGGCGCCAAGGTCGGCATTGGTACTGGTGGCAAGATTGATGCTGCTGGTACTGGTTTCGGCACCTGCGTGGATGTCGAGGTAGCCGGTCGTTACACCTACTATGCCATTAAGATTGGCAAAACTGAAACCACTGCGGCATCTTCCCCCAGTGTTGGCGGTTAATTTGAAGGGAGGAGAATAACTATGGCTGAAATGAAAGATATCATCAAGATTGCCGTCGATGCCTATCACGGCAATGTTGAGCAGTATTCCGTTGGTCAGTCTATGGAGCTTTTGCAGAAGGCTCTGATTGAGGCCAATGGCGGCAGCACAACTCTGAATTACAAAAATATTCGTGACGGCAAGTGCAGTGGTCTGTTTACCCTGATTGAGGAAGTCCTCAGCCGCACCGTTGTTGAGGGTCTGCAGGGCGATGAATATTTCAACGCACTGGTTGATTTCCGCAATGTCGCTGAGGGTGACAAGAACATCTTTGAAGTGGAGGACAGCACCCTGTTCATCGTATCCGAGGCAGCGGACGGCACTCAGGGCATCCGTCGTCAGCGTCTTGGCGGCTTCAGCGAAGTGTCTATTCCCACTTCACTGAAGGTTGTGAAGATTTACGAAGAACTCAACCGTGTGCTTTCCGGTCGTGTTGACTTTAACCACTTTATCAACAAGGTGGCTGAGTCCTTCCGTCAGAAGCTGCTCAACGATGTGTATGCTCTGTGGAGCAATGCATCTGCACAGGACTTCGGTGGCGTGACCTACTTCCCCGCCGCTGGTGCATACGATGAGGACGAACTGCTCGACCTGATTGCTCATGTTGAGGCTGCTGCCGGTGGCAAGGCTGCTACTATTATCGGCACTAAGAAGGCAATCCGCAATCTGGATGTCACTCCTCTGGGTGACAAAGCGAAGGAAGACCTGTACAACATGGGTTACGCCGGTAAGTTCTATGGCACTCCTGTCGTTGTGGCTCCCCAGCGTCATAAGGTCGGCTCTACCGACTTCGTGCTGGCAGACGATATGCTGACCATTATCGCCGGTGACGACAAGCCCATCAAGTGCGTGTACGAAGGTGACCCCATTGTTATCATGGGCGAGCCTACCGCCAACGGTGACCTGACGCAGGAATACCTGTATGGCGAGAAGTACGGCATGGGCATCGTCCTTGCTGGCGGCAATGCCGGTATTGGCCGTTACGAAATCGCCTAACGGATAGACAACAGACAAAAGCGGGGCTCCTTGCGAGCCCCGCATTATGTATGAAAGGGAGATGTTATGTCTAACGAAACAGTAAGCAAGCCCAGAACACGCCGCAGCCCGGCAGAGGGCACAAGCACCGCCGCAGAGCGGCCTGCTGCGGAAGTCTCCGAAACCACAAAAAAGCCTGTGGTTCCGAAGGAGATTGACCCCAATCAGATTATCACTGTTCGCAACGGCTTCCAGGGACGGCTTGTTTATAAGAGCAAGCGCACCGGCGAGCGTTGGAGCTGGGAGTCTTTTGGAGCAGAGCAGGATATGGAGCTGAGCGAATTGAAAAACGCAAGGAACTCCAACAAGAAATATTTCATCAACAACTGGTTCATGTTTGATGAGGACTGGGTTATCGACTATCTCGGTATGAGACAGTATTACAAGAACTCTTTGAACATTCAGGATTTCGACCAGTTGTTCAAGAAACCCGTTGGCGAGATTGAGGATATTATTTCCAAGCTCTCGGAGGGACAGCGGAAGTCTGTGGCGTATCGCGCCAAGCAGCTTATCGCAGAGGAGGAAATCGATTCAAACCGGGTGATTAACACATTGGAGAAATGTCTTGGTGTTGAGCTGGTGGAACGATAAAGGAGCGTGACGGTGAATGAGTGTTTCTTATGATGTGTTCACAGGTGCGTTCCTCTCTAAAGTATCAGAATTTGATTTTGTCAATATGCGTGTATTTGAGCGCAACTCTTTGATTGACGGTTACATGAAGCGAGCCATTGCAGCTTTCAGAAAAATCTGCAAGTACGACCTCTCGACTACCGGCGATGATGTTATCCGTGAGTTTGATATCGATATTGCCGACGGAGATTTGGATGAGCTGGCAGATATTATTTCCGAGGGTATGCTGGTACAGTGGATGAAACCTTTTACATACAGGCAGGAAAGTCTTGAGAGCGTCCTGAACACAAGAGACTTTACCACCTATTCCCCCGCCGAACTGCTGATGCGGATTGGAAACGCATACAAAGCAGCTCAAAAGGATTTTACGAATATGATGAGGGAGTATTCGTACAACCACGGGGATTTGACGGACTTGCATATATGATGATTCAGACCACGGTGGGCGTGCCGATGGACGCCACGATGCTGAATAACTATTTCCGCGCCCTCGTAAATCTTTTCTTCAAGATTCTTCCTATTAAGGAAAGCGGAGAAAGTTCATTGGAGGTTTATATGAGAAGTCTCCAGGCGGAACTGCTTGGGTGTAAGGAGCTTATCGAAGCAATTCACGACGACCCGCTTCTTCTGTCATTGATTGCAATTTTGCAATACCTGATTGATACGCCCGAATGCGAAGTAAGCGTTGTAAAGCGAGAGGTGTTTCGCGCCATTTCGATTTGCAACAAGCTGAAAGCGAGGTATGCCGTACAGCAGGAGGTGTCATAATGAATCCCTGGAGTACTTATCAGGCCAGAATGGCGGCAAACGGCACAAATAAAAGGGACGCCGTAAAGCATAGAGAGTGTGCCTTTTTGAACACAAAGCTTCCTTCAAGTCTGTCCTACCACAAGCTGACTATAGATGGGCAGCCACGCGAGTTAGCAGTTATCAATTCGGACAATCTGAATATGAAAACACTGTGTACAATGCCGGGAGAAGATTTGCCGCACGGCGGCCTTGTGCATTGGATGGACAATTATTGGCTTATCACAGAAAAGGATGCCAACAGCGAACTGTACGCCAAAGGCACTATGCAGCAGTGTAATTATCTGTTGCGTTGGGTAGCGGCTGATGGAACGATTGTTGAGCGATGGTGTATCATCACAGACGGAACAAAATACCTGACCGGTGAATACGGCGACAACGAATACATTGTCGTTCGTGGTGACTCCAGAGTGTCCATGACGATTGCAAAGGATGAGTACTCTATTCAGTTGAACCGCGAAAGCAGATTCTTGATTGATGACTATGACTCTCATAATGTTCTCGCCTATCGTCTGACAAAGCCGTTTAAGCTTGGCGGAAGCTTCAATGGAACCGGCGTTCTGAATTATGTTCTGACAGAATGTAATACCGAGGACACCGATAACTTTGAACTGCACATTGCCAACTATTACAAGTACTTCCCGAGAGAAGGGCAGGAAGGTACGCCTGATGAGCCCGGCAAAGATGGCGAAGAAACACCGGGCGGTGACACTCCCGGCGGAAAGAAGGTGTGGTTCTGATGCAGCTTGAAGAGTTCTATGACTATAAGAACCAACTGATGGATGACCTGCTGACAAATGCAGAAATCATTCGCCTTTTGGACGACAACTACAAGGACAGCGACCAACCGGAGAGGTTTGTATATTCACAGGTATTTCCTTTTGAATATGTACCGGACACCATTGAGCATGGTCAGACCTTTATCTGCTGTGATGTGGATGTACAAAAGTCGCTAAATAAAACCTTTTTAATTCCCGTTCTGTATGTTTGGGTCTTTACCCATAAAAGCAAGATGAAGCTGCCAAAGGGTGGCGTCAGAGTGGACAGGCTGTGTTCTGAAATTGCCAAAGCGGTAAACGGAAGCAGGTACTACGGGCTTGGCGAGATGGATTTATACGCAGTAAAAAGGTTCGCTCCGGTGACGGATTATCAGGGAAAGGTCATGACATTCCAGGCAAAGGATTTCAACCGGGTATCGCCCACGGGCAAGCCCGTTCCATCCAACAGGAAGACCGGATAAATGCGCACAAGAAATATGCTTTATCGGCGTGAGTACGACATCAATGATGCTATTCACATCAAGATTCCAACGGTTGGAGAAATCTTGGAATGTGAAGATGGGTACTACAGCATTGTGGCGATGCTGACGGCTATGCCGATTGATATGATGGTTCAGCTTGATGATATCGGAATCGACTTTACCACCATTGATGAATATGACCTTTTCCTTCTTTTGGTCGGCACCCTGAAAGAACAAGATACCTCTCTTGTTTTTGCAGACCTTGATTTGAAACGATTCCAAGCTGCCGTAAACGAGCAGAACGGGAACATCGTGTTGGTCGATGAAAGTTCAGGGGTAGTTATCGACCGAGCCATTCACGCACAGATTGCCGGTGCGCTCAGGAAAATTCACCATCTTGAGAAGGATAATCGCAAACCAGCCAACGGTGAAGCCAAAGAATACATGATTGAACGCGCACGCAAAAAAATGCGCAGACAGCGCAACCGAGAAAACGCTTCTCAACTTGAGGAGTTGATTGTTGCGCTCGTCAATACAGAACAGTACCACTATGGATTTGAGGGGACACGAGAACTTTCAATCTATCAGTTCAACGAAAGCGTGCGACAGATTATCAAGAAAATCGACTATGACAACAAGATGCACGGCATCTATGCTGGCACAGTCAGCGCAAAAGACCTAAGCCAAGACGATTGGAATTGGCTAACCCATAAATAGGAGGAATGTCTATATGAATATCAATGATATCACTATCACCAGCCTTGAGACCATCAATGCTTTTGATATCGTGACAGGCGCCTACAAGTTCACTCTGGATGAGCTGCAGAATGCGACCATTGCACAGACTCAGGAGAAGACCGATATTACCGGTAAGCAGGGTCGCAAGCTGAACTCTCTGAAGAAGAACAAGGCTGTTACCGTCAGCGGCACCAATGGTCTTGTGTCCGGTGGTCTGCTCGAACTGCAGGTTGGCAGCGAGTTCGAGAATAAGAAGACCACTGTGAAGTGGACGGATTATCTTACCGTTACCGGTAATGCGGCTGCCACACAGTACAAGGCCGTCGGTACGACCGGCAACGAGATTGAGTCTGTTTATGTCAAGAAAGCCGACGGCACTCTTGGCAAGACGCTGACTCAGGGCGCCGAAGTTGCCGAGGGCGTGTTCACCTACAATCCCACCAGCAAGGCGCTTGCCTTCAACGAGGGCGAGATTGCTGATGGCACTGAAATTGTCGTGTTCTATATGCGTCAGATTCAGGCCGATGTTCTGGAGAACCTGAGCGACCACTACTCTGGCAAGTGTGCTCTGTACATTGACGCTTTCGCCGAGGATAAGTGCGCCAATGTGTTCCGTATTCAGTTCTATATCCCCAAGGCTGACTTCAACGGCGAGTTCAGCTTCGAGATGGGCGATAACCAGACTGTTCATGCTTTTGAGGCAGAATCTCTGTCTGGCGCCTGCGGCACCAGCGGCGCCCTGTGGACTTATACCATCTTCGGTGCAAACGCTGAGGATGTTGCCTAAGAAAGTTGGTGACACAGATGGCTTCTGCGGTCAAAAAATGCCGGGTATGCGGTAAGGAATATGAAGCCTGCCGTAGTGCCAATCGAGCTGCAGGTGTATTTCGCTGGCAGGAAGTAGCTTGTTCGCCTGAGTGCGGTGCAATCTATCTGCAAAAGATTAACGAATCTCGTGGGATTGTTAATCCGCAGAAGAAGACCAAGCGCAAGAAGTGCGCAGAGCCTGTCATTGAACAGGTGGTTGTTAGTGCTGAGCTTATCGGTGAGAAACCTGTGGAAGAGGAATAAGTAACCGGGAGGGTGGAGTAATCCGCCCTCCCTTTTTCTATTAGGAGAGATATGGCGAGAACAAAATTCAATGTTGACAAAGACAAAGACAAACGAACATTCGCAGGAATTGTGTTCGACAGTCAGCTTGAGATGAAATATTTTCGTGATGTGCTTTGTCCCAGAGTGGAAAGCGGTGATGTGGTTCATTTTGAACTACAGAAAAAATATGAACTGCAACCAAAGTTCACACACGATGGAAAGACGGTGTTACCGATTACCTATGTGGCAGATTTCTACATAGAGTATGCCGACGGACATACAGAGGTGATTGATACCAAGGGTTGTCCGGACAGCGTTGCTAAAATCAAGCGAAAAATGTTCTGGCACAATTATCCAGATGTGCGCTATCGATGGATTACCTATGTAAAAAAATGGGGCGGCTGGCTGGACTATGAGGCCGTACAGACTTTGCGCAAAGAACAAAAGCGCAATAAGAACAAAAAGGAGGACGCAGACAATGGCTGATAAAGAGAAGAAGATTTCGATTGCATCTTTTGATAAGGTGTTGAAGGAGCAGGCTGTTCCGAATACTACAGAACACTGGTTTGGTAACGAGGTCGTTATCAAGCATACGATTTCGATTGCACAGATGCTGGCATTTGTGGACAATGTTGTGTCCAGTTGTTTTCATGATGAGGGGTATATGCCGGAGGTCAAAGACCTGCTGATTAAAAGTAACCTCTTGACTCGATATGCAAACTTCACGCTCCCTGAGAATCTGGAGCATCGATACACGCTTATTTACAACACGGACGCTGTGGCAATGGTGAGCAAGCATATCAGTTCCGCCCAGTTTGATGAAATTCTTCGGGCGATTGATGAGAAAATCGACTACATCTGCAATACCAACATCATGGCGATTGAGAAGCAGATGCAGCAGCTTGCGGCATCCTTTGAGGATGTTTCCAAAAAGACTTCAGAGATGTTTGCCGGGGTAAACGGCAGCGATGTTGCGAAGCTGATTGGTGCTATTGATAAGGGCGGCGTAGATGAGCAGAAGCTTGTACAGGCCTTTCTTGAACAAAGAGAGGATTATAAGGAATGAGCTTGTCAAGCAAGCTAAACGCATGGATTAGGTCTCCGCAGGGGCAAGCCCGCTTACAGGAAAAGATGGCGGAATACACCAGAGACGGCGTAGAAAAAACTGCCGCCGGAGATTCTATCGTTCCTGAAAAGCGTGGCTGGGAAGCTGCCGCAAAGTTTATACAGGTTCTTCAGATGACGGCTAAAAGCTATGACCTGCCTGAATCTGTGATGAAGCACATTGACGAGATGGACAGCGGAAGCATCATTCGTATTGGAGACGGCTTCGAGGTTCCTTTATATTTTGGCGGCGACCTACATCGTGATTCTCTTGAGAACGAGGCTACGAGTTATGGCGGAATCGACAACATTGTGGCTTTGTTTAATAACGGATACCACGCATCCAACTATGTATATGGTTGGTGGAACGGTCACTCGCCATCCGGAGAGGCGATTGGCCGTTCGCTGCACAACGAAGACTTTGCATGGGTGCGCAGCAAAAAAGAGCGTGAGGCGCTGAAGTTTATCCAGCAGGCAATCAGTGATTTCAACGGGAACTATGGTTCTGACTACAATGTAACTGCGGTTGCCGCAGAGATATATGAACAATAAATTTTGAAAGGCTTGGCTTTGTGCCAAGCCTTTTCTTCGTAAAGGACGGTGATGACGATGGCAATGGATGCAGATGTACGGTTACTAATCGGCGTGGCTCGCGGTGGTGCAGACGGTGACAGTGAAGCTCTGATTCGCAAAGAGCTTGCTGAAATCATGAAGAACATCAAGGCTACCGTGACAGTTGACACCAAAACATTTGGCGAGCAGCTGCGTAAGGAACTGGATGCCATTAGCAACAGCGGCAAATTCTATGTCAATTTGTCGAAGATTAAAATCGGTGCCGGTGCCATTACTGATTTCAGGAAACAGTTAAGCGCCGTCATTAACACAATCAACCTTGATAAGGGGACAAGTGTCACCCTTACCGCCGAAAACATCGGCGAAGTCAAGTCAAAACTGAAGGACGCAGGCGACGCAGCAGACGAAGCCGCCCGCAAGGTTGCAGCGTTCAAGGTACAGATGGAGGCGCTTGGGCATCAGAAGACTGTTGTACAGAGAAGCTTGAACGGTCTGGTTGACAGCGGTGTGTCTGAAAGCGAGAGCCAGCGTGTGGCATCGTTGGTGGAGCAGTATCGCCTGTGGGCGATGAGCGTGGAGACGGTTCGTGCGTCCAAAGAGGCTACAAGCGATGAGTACAGACTGAGTCTGGAAGCAGAAGGTGCAGCCATTCTGGAGAACATCAACCGGATTTACGCTGAGCGTCAGGCTGCGGAAGAAACTGCTGCGGCAGAGGCTGCTGCGGCAAGGAGCGCAGAGGCCGCCAACAAAGAGAAGATGGCGACCATCAACGAGGTCATCAGTGCTTATAAGAAAGTCAGCACTTACATTGACAAAAATCCTCGCATTGACGGTACGGAGCTGGAACAGCTCAAGCTAATGCGAGAGCAGCTGCTCGGTGTATGGAACGACAGTAAGAATGCTGCCGATGGTATGACGAGCATGAGCAAGACAGACTTGCGAAAGCTGCTGTCTGATTTTGCCGCACTGGATACTTCCATTACGGAGTCCGGCAAGAAGGGCAATACGCTCGTTGGAATTATCTCATCCGCTTATAAGAAGTTCGGCGGATGGATGCTGGTGACGAGAAGCCTGATGGTCATGGTCAACAACTTCAAGCAGATGGTGACCAATGTACGGGCGCTGGATGCGGCCATGACCGAATTGAAGAAAGTTACCGATGAAACCAGAGCGACCTATACTCGATTCTTCAATGAAGCGGCTGTGCGTGCCAAGAGTCTTGGGGCAACGCTGACTGATACGATTACGGCAACAGCAGACTTTGCGAGACTGGGCTACTCCATTAGCGAAGCGGCAGAGTTAGCAGATGCTGCGCTGGTCTACAAAAATGTTGGCGATGGTATCAATGATATTTCCGAGGCGTCGGAGAGCGTCATCTCTACCATGAAAGCATTCGGCATTGAGGCTGCCAATGTAATGACCATTGTTGACAGATTCAATGA